CATATCACCGGTATGTCGATATTAGTTTCTTGATTGTAAACCACTGTGTGACCCAATGACTGCAAGCCTTGAGAGACTGCTGAAAAAACTGGTTGACTGTTGAGTGCACCATGTTTGGTAAACAATGAAAAAATCATATGGATAAATATATTTGTATTTAATACCAAATCATTAGGAGTGAATGCATTATGATAGCAGGCAAAGTGTGGGGTCAAACAGAACTGATACATGCCAATGGTGTGTTGGAATTTCACAGAATAGATTTTCTAGCAGGCGGTGTGTGCAGCAAACACAAACATCAATTCAAATGGAATGGATTTTATGTGATGAGCGGTCGCATGAAGGTCAGTGTGTGGCAAAAGGACCAGCAGGATCTTGTGGATGAAACCATATTGGGACCAGGTGACTTTACCAGAGTAAAACCAGGCTACATGCATCAGTTTGAAGGCATAGAGGACGGAGTAGCATTTGAGCTGTATTGGGCAGAATTCAATCACGATGACATTCAAAGAGAGACTGTTGGGTTTAAAAAATAATTTATGAAAACGGCAGTGGTTCAAATTTATGTGGACCTAAAAGGATATTCCAATCCAGACTGGATACCTCAGTCCGATGAAATCAGTAAAATATCTATACTATCTGCAAAGAAGTATGCCAAAAGAATTGGTGCTGATCATTTTTTACTTACAGATCCTTACATAAACTTTTTACATCCTACCTATGAAAGATTTAGACTTTTTGAAGAAGTCAAATGGACGCAGGAGTATTCACAAGTGTTATATCTAGATTCAGATGTATTCTGTTATCAACAAGCACCTAATATTTTTGAAATGTATTCTGATACAGACAGTTTTAAAGTTTGTCAACATTGGAGTGAATACAAGTTTGCTCATAAAGGAGTCAAACACGGATTTAATGCAGGTGTGTTCATGCTAACAGAAAATGCCAAAAAATTTATGCTGCCTTATCTTAATTATAGGATCAACCCACCTTACAAATATCATGACAATGAAGCTCTAGCAAAATGTGTTGAACAATCAAAAGTAAAAGTGACTGAAATGTCTGCTTTGTTTAATGCAAAAAATTATGAAGACGGTTATTTTTGTCATGTTTGGGGAGGAGCCAAAAGAAGACAACCAAACATGCCTTGTATAGAAAAAGCAAAGAAAGAAATTGAAAATGTTAATAATTGAAAAAATATATCAAGAATTTAAGAATAAAACACGTCCCAACATTAAATGGAAAATGGTAGGAGATATGTATAAACGTATGGATTTTATTCAAGAAATTTTTAAAGGTGTAAACAGTATAACTGAATTAGGACCTTACCAAGGTTGTTCTACAGCAGCATGGTTAATGTGTAAACCTAAAACGTTTGTTACAATAGATGCTGGAGTAGCATTAGATGTTGAATTATACAAAAAAGCGGCAGCAGAAATAAAAGTAGATTTTAAATTTATTGTAAGTAATGATTTAGAAATTCAAATATCTCCATGTGAGTTATTGTTTATTGATACCATGCATACAGAAGAACACACTTATCAAGAATTAATACTTCATGCTGGTAAAGTTTCTAAATATCTTGTATTTCATGATGTTACACAACCAAGATTTGGTACTTTGGCTGGTATTAATCTTTGGTGGAAAGATCATCCTGAATGGAAATTAAAGTATCAAGATTTTGATGATTGTGGTTTTATGATATTGGAAAAATAGTATGATAGAAAGATTAGGATGGTTTTTTCCAGATAATGACACTCATTTTGAAAAATATGTTTTAGAATTTCCTAATACACAGTATCAACAAAAATCTATAGATCAAGCATATGATTATGTTAAAAATTTTAATAATGCAATAGACATTGGAGCTAATATTGGCTTACACACTGTGCGGTTTGCCCAAAAATTTAAAAGTGTATTTTCTTTCGAACCTGTTACTTCTGTTCATGAATGTTTAAAAAAAAATATTTTAAAATTTAATAATGTTGAAAATTATAAAGTAGGATTAGGAGAAAATACTGCTCATAAAATTATTTCAATTCCAAAAAATAATACAAATTGTGGCCAATATTCTATTGTTGATTTTACAAATTTTCAAAATGAACTCATAGATGAAAAAATTGAAATTAAACGTTTAGATGATTTTAAGTTGACTGCAGATTTAATAAAAATTGATACACAAGGATATGAGCTACCTATACTACGAGGAAGCATAGAAACTTTAAAAAAAAACTTTCCTGTGTTAATTTTAGAATTAGAAAATAAAAAAGATTTAAAAGAAGTAGAATTGTTATTAAACCCGTTGGGTTATATTCACGTCAAATCAAACAAACACGACATAATTTGGGCATGTGAATAATTATTCATTGCCAATACTTCTCTGTTCTTTGTACTTTTAAATCTTTAAGTTTGCTTTTTCCTAAATCTTTTCTTGCACCTTTAAGATGATCCAGATAGGCTCCCCACTCTGTGTTTATCAAAGGATGACCTTCTCCTGTTATTATACCTTTTGTCCAATCATTCCATGCCCATTGTGGATTTGTTTGTTTTAATTCTTTTCTTACTTCATCAAACACCCAACAATCATTCCATTCTTGCATGGTGAATAATCTTCCCGAATCATATGCTTTTTGAAATTCTATTAAAAATTGTTTGGTAATCGTATCACGTAAATTCATCGCATACAATCCGCACTCTGTGTATTTGTTTGGCCTTCCTAAAAAACACAATCCATTATTTTTTATCATGCTATCTATGAATTCATGAGTGATTGGAGAATGACACACTGTGTCTGCGTCCATCCAAAATAATACATCGGCATCACAAGTGAGTCCTGTGTGACACACAGAATATACTTTGTGACTGAATCTAATAGCGTCCCAACGAAATCCTATACCAGGTTGTTTGCCTTTACGATCTACCGGACCAATGGCCAACTTTCCCACAGCTTTTGGATCATTTTTCCAACGTTCTTTAAATGCTACCAGCGCTGGTATAGTTTTGTGTAAATCTTTTATTATCACATTCGCAGCCGATTCTTTCACTGTGCAATCTTCTGCATACACATACAATATGATATCTGTAGGCCAATTTTGAATGAATGATTGTATCATTCTGCTGCCGTATTGATTGTAGCCAGATTGATTGAATGTGGTAACCACTGCCTTTTTTGTCATTGTTGCAATCTTTGAATATCTGCTTCAATCATCATTTGCACTAAATTATCAAATGAAGTGCGGGGTTTCCAACCTAAAACCTTTTCAGCTTTGGCATAGTTTCCGCACAGACTGTGCAGTTCAGCAGGACGTTTGAATTTAGGATCGGTATCCACATGTTTTTGCCAGTCACTGATGCCTGCTGCAGCAAAAGATTTTTCCAATAACTCTCTAATGGTGTGTTGTTCTCCTGTGGCAATCACAAAATCATCTGGTTGTGACTGTTGCAGCATCAACCACATGGCTTCCACATAGTCACCTGCGAATCCCCAATCTCTTTTAGCATCCAAATTGCCTAATGTAATTTTATCTTTCAATCCAAGTTTTATTCTTGCCACGCCGTCAGTGATTTTTCTAGTGACAAATTCTTTGCCTCTGATAGGAGATTCGTGATTGAACAGTATGCCACTGCAAGCAAATAAACTGTAGCTTTCTCTAAAATTTCTTGTGATCCAATGTGCGTACAATTTTGCTACCCCATACGGTGATCTTGGTTGAAACGGTGTCAATTCATTCTGTCTTGATCCATCACCATTGCCGTACATTTCACTGGTACTGGCTTGATAAAATTTTGTGTCTGCACTGTGCATTTTAATTGCATTTAAAATGTTCAAAACTCCCACAGCATTTACTTCTGTGGTAACTTTGTTCAATTCCCAACTGCTACCCACAAAACTTTGTGCTGCCAAGTTATAAAACTCATTAGGTTTGATAACTTTTACTAAATGATTAATATTGCTGTCATCAGTGATATCACCTATGATAAGATCCACGTCATTTTCAATACCTAAAAATTTTAAATTGTCTAAATTAGGATTGGAATAACGCTTGACCAATCCATACACATGGTATCCTTTCTCTAATAATAATTTTGCAAGATAAGGACCATCTTGTCCAGTCATACCAGTCACAAAAGCAGTTTTTTTCATAAGTCTCCTAATATATTTTTAACATGTTCACAAGATAATCTTTCCAAACATTGTTGTATTCGCAGCCTCTGTATTCTTTAAACCAAGGACCGCCTTCGGTATAGTGCAACACTTTGGGAGCACCATCTTGAGGTTCTTTGTACCAACCCACTAGCCAATTCCAACTGTGATCCACACTGCCTATCTCTTCATCTTTGAGCCAACTGAATCTGTGTAGATACTGTCCGGTTTCTTTATTAACTAATTCAGGTGTGACCACTCTATTAGCAGTATGGGCACAATTCCACAGTATCATGGAACTCCAATTCTTTCTAGGGTATGGCATCTGTTTTTGATTGTCCATTTTCACTCCTGGTTCAGGAGCATAATCATGTTTGACCACCATCACGGCATAGCGATCATCTGCTTGAGCAAATAGTTCAGCTACATCTGTTTTCCAAACAAAGTCGCAGTCACAGAACACTGCCCAACCTGTGTAGTTGGTCATGTAAGGTATTAAAAATCTGCTAAATGTGAATTCGGTAGTGCTGAGTGGATCTATGGCTCTTGTGTAAAGTCCTGCCTCACGTAATTCTTTCATTTTGAGTGGCAGTACTTCCGCCCGTGGCTGGTGGAGTTTGATAGAATGCTCACATACCTGATATGTAATGTCTTCTCTGGTATCGTAACCTACAAATATCTTCATAAGAATTTTGGATAAAATTATTTATGTGGGTATAAAACTGAATGACTATATATTGATTAATCGTCTATGGGAATAAATATAGAGTCTCCTTTTGTTATATTGCATTCTTTATATTTTAAATCATTCATAAGAGTTTGAAAAATATTATCATCATATCTATGCATGGTTTTATGTCCTATCCCATGTCCATACTCGATAATTAACACTGGTCGGTGCTCTTTAATGGTATTAATTGCTCCTTGCAATACTTCTAATTCCCACCCTTCCACATCAATTTTTATTAATGATACGTCAACAAATTTATGTTGATCTAATTGTCGTATTTCAACTTGAAAAAGACAATCTGCAGGAATATTTTTTAGGTTTGAATCATCAATTATTTGAAAAGTTCCTGAATTTCTATGGCTTCTATATGCTGCAAATACTTTTTTATTTTCATTACCGCAACCGTAATTGAAGTAAGTGATTTTAGATTTGTACGCAATAGTATTTTCAACCAAACAATCAAAATGCGTAGGATTAAGTTCAAAAGCATACACATGTTTGAATTCATTTTCTAACCAGTGTGTGGTAGTGATTCCCACGTGTGCTCCAATGTCAATAACTGAATTTTTTTGAGTACATTTTGCTATGCCTGCAAGTCTTTCTTTGTCTTTCCATTGCGTGCTGGCTTTTTTTGTAAAATATTCATGTTCTGGGTCAATTATTTTATTTGCAGGTAATTTAAATTTTTTTTTCATAAAATTATTGAGTATCTAAGGTTTTAATCCGTTACTCCAAAATATATTTGTTTTTTTTAAAATTCTAGAAAGTTCTGTTGATATACCATTTTCTCCACAGTAAGCTGCTTTTTGTTTTCCTTTTTTGACTATTGAATTCCAGCCCTTGCCATAAAAAATTTCATTAGCAGCTTGTTCTGGAGTTTTTCCTATCTTAGGCTCCCAACTTCGCCATTCTCTAATGCTTCCAATTGATTTTGCTTTTGTCAACATATCTCCCATTTTTGTAAAATGCCATCCACCATGCATAGGAAAAAATAATGATTTTTGTCCTGGAGTTTTTACTCGTAATGCTTTATTTTTACTGCAATAAAATTCTGCCATGGTGTTAATATCTTTTAACTTGGCCATCTTAGATCCTGGCCAAGTAGGCATTGCTGGTGTGTGCCAATCTACAAAACATTGTCTGTTTGAATGAACCCAGACCAGCTGGCCATTTTTAGAATATTCTTCTGTTGCTAATACAAATTTGTCTTTGTCCCAAAATTCATCTAAATCATTCATAATTACCCAATCATCTGCACTAGCAAATTTTTTTATTTCAATAAGTGCTTGCTCTCTAGTGCCATTTTCAACCCATTTTTCTTGAACACCTTGCGCATCTTCTAGCCAAATATCCGGCCAAGTGCATACAGCGTAATGAATTTTATTTTTTATTTCATTAGTTAAAGAATCTAATATCTTAGAAAAAAAAGGTTGATTTTTTTGATGACGCCAAGTTTGATTACTTTCAATTATTACAAAATCTGTTACAATATCATTATAATATTCTAATCTAGCTTTTACTAGATCTATTTCATTTAAAAAAGTAAATGCATCAATAATTTTAGTCATTTATTGGTTCCAGTATGTAATCATGTTTTGAATACCATATTTTTTTATATCCATATGTTAAAACTAAATCTAAAGCAGCAGCGTGTCCTTTACTAATTTGTTTATCTAAAATTTTATTTTCAAAACTTATTTCTAAAATAATTACAGGTTTACAGTTTTTAATTGTTTGTTCAGCCCCTTTTACAACTTGAAGTTCGTGACCTTCAACATCTATCTTTAGTAAATCTACAGAATCAAAGTTGAATTTGTCTAAATAGGTCACAGGAATTTCCGTGATTTTCCAGTTTTTTTTTAATACAGCATTAGTTGATACTATTTGATCTATTTCAGAATTTGTACATTGTGCAAATAGAACTTTATCTTCTTTATCACTAAGTCCTAGATTATGTAGATCAATATTCTCTTTATTACAGTTTTTTTCCAAACATGAAAAAGATTTAGGACTAGGTTCAAATGCAGTAACCTTACTCCAACGAGTTGAAAAATACGCTGTCATTAAACCAATATTTGCTCCAATATCAATGACATGATTTTTTTTCTTTAGATTTTTTTTGTACCATGACTCTATTATTTCAGTCATTCCTAAATTTATTACTGTATCTCCATAAACATAGTTTTCATTTAAAGGACGATCCTTGCTGTGCTGTTCATCAATATACCACCAGTTGTTTTTGAAGTACATATTATTTTCCTAAATATTCTTTTTTTGATGTTTTTGATTTATAATGTTTGATGTATTTACCAACAGGAGTATAAGGCAAAGGTGATTTGTATTTTTTATCTAACAGACAACATAAATCGTTCAATTTAGTTGTTTCTTCGAATTCTTTAATTACTGCGCCCAAAACTTCTCCATCGTAAAATCTTCTTAAATTTCGTGATATTTTTTTATCATAATATTCTCTATATCTTAGAGAAAACTTAGAAAATTGTTCATGTGATTTATTGACCATAAAAAATCCCGATTCTACACTAAATTTTAATTCACTATTGGGGTTATTTTTATCTATGTTATGCCACACTCCCATAAATGTGATCAACGTGTCGATAGGACAAAGTGAGTATAAAATTTTTTCATCTATATTATTAGTGCTTATGGTGTCGGCATCAATCCAAATTATTCTATCGGCTTTTAAATTTTCTAATGCATGAATAATACAATAGGCCTTTTTTGCAAAAATTTTTTCTCTTTTATTATTTTTGTTTGAACTTTGAAATTCAAAATATTCTTTACATAAATTATCAAATGGTATTTGTTTAATTCGTTTGTGCTCAGGCATAATAAATTCTTCCACATAACAAGTAAGTGATAGATCTTCGGGCCAATATTTCAACCAAGAATCCACACAATCTTTTCCGATGTTATCATAATATTTTTTATTGAAGCTGGTAATAATTTCTAATTTCATACGTATCTCCTAAAAAAGTTCCAAGCTTCACCTGATTGCATTTCAGCAAAGTTCCAATGACACATGGCTAGACGTTCCACCCAAGATTGGCGTTCATGTAATGCAGGATTTTCTATCTGATTTAAATCAGTATTGGCCACTGAATAACTTTGACTGTGACGAGGTTCGGGGTCTGTGATAAATGCTGGCACACCTTCTATGATACTGGCCACACTGGGTGAACTGTTGTACACCACAGTGGTCCAAGCATTTTGCAGATCATACAATAGATTTGATTTATTACTTAGAGAAACATTTTTATATTTTAATTTCAAAATACGCATAATTTTTTTATCGCCTGGGTGTGGTCTCACCACAATGGGTCTACTGGAAACTTGTTGGATTTTTCTTATGGTGGTATCCAACCAATCAATCACACTCAATCCAGCCATGCTCCATCCTCCATTACGTTGCAAACAGATTAATATATGATGGCCTTGTGTTCTATAAGGCTTCAGTGTAATATTCATATTTCTGCTTATTTTAATCCATCTATTAGGATCCACATCCTTATCAAAATAAAATCCTGTGGTGGGAAACACTCCATCAAAACTGTATCTCAAATAGTGATGAGGATTGGTTTTATCCATGTATAAGAACAAGTTACTGTCAGCAATCAGTGTTCTTTTATTGTTTTGTTTTTGATAATCCAATATTTTTTGTCTCAAATCTAAATGAGGCAAATGTTTGCCATCCTTATGCACATACCCCATAATGCAGGCCACATCACACGGAACACAATTGAATCCTTTGTGCAATATGCCTGTGTCTCCCACAGCATTCACTCCTTGATAAAAGAAGTTTAATATGTTGGATTTTTCTCCACTCTTGTTGTGAGGAGGTAAAATATTCAAATATGAAACTGTGGTAAACTTAGACATGGAATTTCCTTAAAATTTTTATGGCAGTGCCGTCGTACAATTCTTCTTGCGTAAATTGGCTGTAACTCAAAGCACATAACCATTGTGCTAGACAAGGTCTGGCAAGATCATTTATGTCGGAAAGTTTATTGCGAGACACAGGAGTTGTAATGTGACGATCCAATGTGATCACTGGAACACCACACCATATGGCTTCTGTTGCGGCATTGGAATTTATGCTCACGACGCAGTAATAATCTTCGTTAGCAAGTTCCTGAATCAGACTAGTTCGCACTTTTTTTTCAGCTTTTTCTCTAAAAACAATTGTTTTGTTTGTGTATTTTTTAAGTTCACGCTCCACATCATATTTCCACGTTTTAAGATCCACATGAAATATGCTAGCGGCAAATGGGCCAGGTTCTACTATCAATATCTTTTCACCTGATTCACGCCAAGTTCTAGGAAAACTTGCAAAGTTTGCTAAGCGATCCACAGGAGCTTCGAACATCTTATGATGATGTATGTGATTGCGCACCAGTCTGTGCCATTTTTTATTGGTCTCTAAAAAGTTGGTGTAACCGCTGTCTATGAACCAGAAAGGATAACGATGGTCAATTTTTTGTACCAATAGGTGTTCATTGCCGGTGGTGTTTCTAATCAAACAATCTTCATTATAATTAGTGAAATCTTTTCTTCTCATTAATTGGTAATCTGCATGAATAGTCTTGCCTGTGCTTTTAACAAAATTGGTATAAGGATGTATGTTATATAAATCAAGAATATTTTGTAAACCAATGGCCTCAACAAATTTATCTGTATGTTTCAACAAAAGAGGCCAATATTTGTCTTGATTAGTTCTAAGTTGAGTTACAAATTGATCACGAATCGCCTCGAGTTCTCTACCTATTATTTTCTTTAAATATT